AAGAAAAACTTCGTGAAAAAGAAAAACGCCGAGAAGAAGAAAAACTTCGTGAAAAAGAAAAACTTCGTGAAAAAGAAAAACGCCGAGAAGAAGAAAAACTTCGTGAAAAAGACGTTCCCCGTGAAAAAGAAAAACACCATGGCAAATATGAAGATCTTCATAAAATAAAAGAACATCCTTCTGCTATAAAAGATTTATTGCAAATTTGTGTTCAAGAATTAGGTGTTGTAAAAGAAGCATTGAAAGGAAAAAGAAATCAATACATTAAACAATTTGATGCTTATAAACACAATTTAAATAAAGAAGAATATTTGGTTCTAAAAGGAGCTTTAGTCTATCTATATGAATTTAGTAGAGTAAATTCATTAGATATGGACAGAACCAAAAGATTATTAAAAATACATGCTATCCCAAACAGTCATATTTTACACTATACAAATAAACAAAATTTAGAAATTATATGTAAATCTTTGGGACTATCTTATTCTGGGAAAAAATCAGAAGATTTAATTCAAAGCATACGAACTATGCTTTGAATTTTGAAAAATTTACATTCTACATCATTAAATGATGTAGAAAATACAAAAAATATTTTATGTTTTCTGTATATCCGGTCTCAACTCATTAATCAACTCTTGAAGAACTAAATATTTACCTATCCTCATTCAAGTCGTCAAATATTTTCTTTTTAGATATTTTTGTCGTATCAGCCTTCAAAACCAACACTTAATTCCTAACCACGGTTTGATTAGGTCGTATCTGGGCTCTCATGAGGCTTGTTTCGCCGGCTCGTAGACGTCTACGAGCCAGTAGTCTTCACCATCAGTGAGACCCAAAGAATCTAATTTCTTTCTGACATTGCTTGATGGACGCCCGTCAGGAGCCTTCACCCTGACGAGACCCAATGGTCTAATCTGTCTTTAATATTGTTTGAACGCTTTGTAATTTTTATGAATTTGAGAACCGCTTTTTCCACGCTCACGGACGTTCGTTAGCGTGTAGTCTTGCACATTTTTAACACACACGTGTGATAAAAAGCATATTCGAAAAATTTTAACTTTTAACTATTTTTAATTTTTGTTGTTGTACCACGTCATGTGTTCTGTCCAACAATTCATTTACAAATTCATCATCTTCGATACCACGAGAATATAAAAGATATTTAACTTTTTCTTCGTATTCTTTTTTGGGATATGTAATTTTCTTTTCGTGACTTGTGATTGAAACTACAGTATCGTCGTCAATGCGTATACCGCTTTCTCCCGTTTGGTTTAGATAATTTTTAATTTCTTTCATAATTGCATTTTCTTCATTACGCATATCTTTAAGAATAGTTTGTTGTTCCTTAATTCGCTGCTTAATCATAACATAAGCATTTATACTTTTCTGTATGCTTGACATTTCTTAATAATGTGTAATATTCATAATATATTACAACGATATAATTTTTCCAATCTTGTACAGTATTGAGATGGTCAAGGATTTTATAATGCACAGGGTTGGGTAGAGTATCCATTAGATCAATTTACGTTTAGCTATTCGTCGTCAACCATGTCAAATCTTAAAACACCAACTTTCTGGTATTCACTTACACGTTTTTCGAAAAAGTTTGTTTTTCCTTCCAAATTAATCAGATTCATGAACTCGAAAGGATTTGAAACATGGAATTCGGGGCTACAGCCCAACTGTTTAAGAAGATAATCGGTTACAAATTCCAAATATTGAGTCATGAGCTTGGAATTCATGCCAATTAATTTCACAGGTAGCGATTCAATAATGAATTCTTTTTCTATAGTTAGCGCGCCGAGTAGGATTTCCCTTATTTTTTCATGTGATATTTTATTTACAATATGGTTCCTGTATAAATTAATGGCAAATTTACAATGGAGACCTTCGTCGCGAGAGATGAGTTCGTTTGAAAAAGTAAGACCTGGCAAAATACCACGTTTCTTAAGCCAGAAAATCGAACAAAACGACCCCGAGAAAAAAATACCTTCAACTGCGGCGAAAGCAATTAACCGTTCGACAAACGATGCATTTTCAGGGTGAGTCCATTTTTTCATCCATTCTACTTTGTCACGGATAGCTGGGAAATGTTCTACTGCATTAAATAGTTTGTTTTGCTTCAATCGGTCAGGAACAAGTTCTTTTAAAAGAAGCCCGTATGTTTCGCTGTGTATTTGTTCCATCATGATTTGAATAGAATAAAAAGCACGAGCTTCTGGGTATTGTACTTCGTTATAAAAATTTTGCACTAAATTTTCATTCACTAAACCGTCGCTTATGGCAAAAAATGCTAAAATATGTTCAATAAAATATTGTTCGTCTGTTGATAACTTTTTCCAATCTGCTGTATCTTGAGATAAATCTACTTCTTCAGGACTCCAAAAGGAAGCTCGATGTTGTTTGTATAGATTGTCAAGATCAAGATATTTAACATCAAATACAAAACGACTATCATTGAATTCCAAAATAGGTTCCATTTTTATAAGAAGCTGTTTTTCTTAAGATGAATTTATTTGTGGCCGGTCATTAATTCATTTTTGGCCAAATGTTTTTTGCCCACAAATTACAATATCTCAAAACATCAGGGGCGGTTACAACGAACATTAAATTTGGAAGAAATTTGGTTACTTGCTTGAATCGTTTAGAATCTATTGTTTTTTCTTGAACAGTGATGTAAAAGCCCAGAACAAAACATGTCATATTTTTAAATCTCACATTTGGTGTATGAGTCATACCTCGTTGAATCAAACGGATATCGGCTCCTGTAATTTGTATATTTTGTTTTTCTTTCAAAGAGCTAACAACAACGTACATAATTTTATCCATATTGTTAGCATCTAACCCTTGTTCTTCAAAAACTTCCATATGTTTTATGTTGTCTAAACCAACATTAAATTGGTCAACCGCGTTTTCATACTCTTGTTCATATAAATAATCATCGTAATCTTCGTCAGGAAACATCTTTAAGTTCTTTTTATGAACAAAAAGTATTTTATGTAGTATAAAATGGCAGGATATGTAAGTTTAAATTCTTCAATACGTACATGTAAGATTGACCCATCATACGCCAGCAAAATCCAAAGCGATAGGTTTCTCAATCCAGGAAACATGGTTTGTCCTACGTGGAATGGGTACGATAGTGCTGGCCGACCAGTACACCCAGATTCGTTTATGACTAAAAATGCTGGATGTAACAGTGCACAAGACCGTGTGATGGTGGAAAATGCACAACGCCCCCAGTATGTTGAATATGTAAATTTAAGTTCAAATGGTATACAAGGAGAAATGTATGGCCAAAATTCAGATATGATTTACTCTGCCGGCGAACTGCAAGCGTTGAATAATCTAACCGGGAATTTTGGCGTACAATTCACCTCTACTGTTTACCCTGGGTGTGGTGTATACAATTATATTCGCGGAATGCAACAAAATCAAGAAGCTCTGCGCCAGTATTCAGGATATGTCATTGCTGATGGGAGCAATTATATGAAAAATTTGTCCGGATGTGGGTAAAAATATAGGGACTTAGAGAATCTTGAAAAGGGCCAATATTTAAACAAACACAAGAAAAGTTGATCTTAAGAATAAGAAGTATAGAAAGAAATTAATCCATGAACATGACGCACAATAGAATAAATAAAGATGAATTACAACGCCTGGCGAAGACTGTTTCGGACACCGACCCAGAGAACAATGTTGTTCTATTTTGCGAAGATGATGAACAGGGTGAGTATCGTGGATATGTTACAGTGGATGAATATCTTTTCATGCCTGGTCTCCCGCGCCCCGCAGAACTTGAAACCGCCGAAGATGTTATATCTTCTGTTGTTTTAGAAAACTGTTCTGTTTTCGAGTTACACGAAGGTACAGTTATTAGGGTATTCTGTGTCAAAAACAAATGGTACATATCTACCAACAAAAAATTAGTTGCTATGAAAAGTAAATGGGCTTCAAAATACGACACTTTTGGCCAAACTTTTACAAAAGCCATCCGATATATTGTAGATGACGTGGAAGAAGAAATGGTAAAACCAAAGCCAGGTTCGTTTAATGAAAAATTTAAACTGAACAACGAAAAGAGCACTGCTTATCTACAAAAACTTTTTACTGATAATTTGAACCCAGAAAATAAATATATTTTCATGCTCAAACCAACAGAAGAAGAAAGAATTGTGTGTCGCGCAGAACCGTGCCCAACAATTTATCATATCGGGACTTTTGACAAAGATAACAATTTAGATATGGACACACCTATTACGTTAAACGGTAATGAAGTAGACAAAGTAAGGCAACACAAGTTTGAATCAGTGTCGGAATTGATTAATACAGTGAATACAATAAACATCGACCATCACCAAGGATTGTTGATTGTTTGCCATGAAACAAAAAAACATTACAGGATCTTCAATCCTCAATATAAATATTTAGTTTCAGTTAGAGGCAACGTTTCAAGTTTAAAGTTCAGATATCTTCAGTTAAGAACATACAGCGTTAGGGGTGTTGGATTTACAAAACAAATGTTTGATGATTTTTTGGCATTGTACGATTTTGAGAAAAAAGCAGAACTAATAGAAAATGATTTATATCTTCTCAGCCAGGATCTTTACAAAAAATATGTGAATATTTACATTTCAAAAAGACAATTTGTAAACACCAGCTCTAATCAAGAAAATGAAATTCTTCGAATCATTCATAAGTTTTACTTGTCTACACGTTCCAGGGTTGGCCCAACAGTTATTAATAATTTGCTTCTTTGGCAAAAACAACATACGTTAAACCATTTATTGAATAGCATGAAAAGAGAAGAAAAATTTTCGTAATCTATATTTTGTCACAAAGCACAAGTAAAAAATTTTTTGACACAAAGTGTCATAAAATATATTTGTGTTTGTGTTTTGTGCTGCAGTTAGCGCGGCAGTTAGCGCGTGACAATTTTATGACACAAAGTGTCATATTTGTGGTTATTTTTTAAGAAACTTGTACACATTTACGGTATGTTGTAAAATTACCTTCTTTGATTGCTACAACGTCCCCGGGTTTAAATAAATAATAACGGGCTATAATATCAGTAGATAAAATTATAGGTAATCTCATCCACAAAGTTGGTTTTTCTTTTACTAACCAATGAGGAGCAACAATTTCCACGGGATCATAGGACATTTCATCGAAAGTAAAAGATTCAAAAAAATAAAGCAAGTAAGTATTCATTTTGAAACTTTTAACTGTATCGGGAGTTAGAGGAAAAGCATGAACAATAATAATATGTTTATATTTACTTGTTGATAAAATAGCTTTAAAAATTTGTATAGAAACTTTACTATCTTCGACAAAAAACACAGATAGCGGTTCATGTTCATCATATACTTCAAATCTTGGTTTTTTGCCATGATCGTCTTCTTGAGTAAAACTTATATTTTCGTCTTTATACCCTCTACGTTGAAGCATTATTCTAGTGTTTTTCATAACATTGTTCATCTTTTCTCTGTTCCATAAACTATTATTGCTGATTTCAATTAAAAATGTTATATAAAATGGAAAATATTGTGCTCTTCACTATTGCTGTCATTACAATTATTTTAGTATGGGTTATTAACAACACTAAAGAAGGTTTTTGGATGACTCCTTCCAGAATATTGAAAGTAGAAAAAGTTTTTAAAGAACCTGACTCGCACGATTTCTTTTCTACTCCTAATTTTCAATCTCAGTTGAGTCCCCGTTTTTCTAATGTTGATTATGGTGCAAACTTACGAAGCGAATTCCCTAGTCCTCTCAACATGGGTGTGCCTGTCGATCCTCTTTCTGGCCAAGCAGGGTACATGAATGCCTCGTATAAACCAGACGGATCTTTCAACGAAACCGCTTATGCCAACGGAAATTATAATCAAGTTTTAAACACTGTCATGCAACAAGCAGGGAATGGGTGGCCAACTTCCACAATTGAAGCAGATGTTAGTACTCCATTCTTTTCTCAAGATGGAACTGCTAAACAACCCATTATCTATGACAGGTACATATATGCGAACAGAAATTCAAGATTGCGTGGTTTGGGAGACCCTATACGCGGAGATTTGCCAATTACTCCAATTAGTGGAAATTGGTTTGTTCCTAGTGGTGCATATGAAGGACCGAATGCTGTATTGCAACATGGTGCTATGAATGTTATGGGAGGAGTCAATAACGAAACTAGCAACCAGTTAGCCAATTTAATTTATAATTCTTCGGGAGGCACAGAAACAGCTATCGGTGGTATTGATATGAAAAAATATAATATGGGGAACTCTTATTACGGTTCAACATCGGCAGGGCGCGGGGACGTATCTGTAACAGCATTCCCGTAATTGTTGAATTTTGAAATATAACACTGTATAATTAAAATTAAACATGAATAATAGCAAATGTATGTCATTCACAAAAAATGAACTTCTCAAACTAGCTCGAACTTTACGCATTGATGTAACAAATTCTTTATCCCGTGATGGGAAAAAAACAAAAAAACAACTGTGTGATGAAATTATTGCCAAACAAAAACAATATCCTGGTTTAAAAACAACAAGATCCCCTGGAACATCTAAAAATACATCTTATTCAGATCCCTCAGAAATTAATATCAAAATGCCTAAGAAAAAATTAGAAACAATCGCTCTTAAATATTCTATACCAATTACCTCAAATAATAGGGCAAAAACTAAACAACAACTTGTTAATGATATTAAGAAAAAAATACGGGAAAACAATAGTAGTAGAAGTAGCAGAAATAGTAGCAGAAATAGCAGAAATAGTAGCAGAAATAGTAGCAGAAATAGCAGAAATAGTAGCAGAAATAGCAGAAATAGTAGCAGAAATAGCAGAAATAGTAGCAGAAATAGCAGAAATAGTATCAGTACCGAAAGAATTTCTATTGCAATGATTAAAAAAGAATTAGAAAAAATTGCTGTAAAATATTCTATTCCTCTTGAACTAAATAATAAAGCAAAAACTAAACAACAGTTGATTGATGAAATTAATGAAAAAAGAAATGCACCCCCATCCCCCGCAAAAAGATTTCCTACAAAAAGATCCCCTGTAAAAAGATCGCCTGCAGATACAGGAGTCCCAAACTTAAATATGCTCAAAAAAGAATTGGAAGAAATAGCAAATAGGTATTCTATACCACTTAAGATAGGTAAAAAGGTAAAAACTAAACAACAACTTTTAGACGAAATTAATGAACGTTTGTATGCTCCAACTGCTCCAACGCGTCCGTCCAGACCAAGATCTTATAGTCCTGCATCGGTAGACCCTGACCTTGAATCAGTAATATCTGATTATCAAAGCGTGAAATATCCTCGTCAATGGGTAAGTCAAAGAGGAAGAAGTGTTTCGCCAGTAGAGGGAAGACGTAACGTATCAGTCAGTGAAATGAGTAGCAGGAGTAGCAGGTCATCAAGTTTAAATTCAGAGAGGCCACAGACCATATATCCTAAACGTATCGCACCACCTCCGTCTAATATGGCTGAGCCTACAATGAAAATGACAAAAGCCCAACTTCAAAATATAGCTCAAAGTTTTTCACTTCCAATTAAGAATAAAACTAAACAGGAGCTAATAAATGAAATAAAAAAAAAACAAAGCCGTTTAGTTGAACGATCAAGGTCTTCTAGTCGTTCTTCTGTTTCTCGGCCAAGTTCTCGTAGATCTGTTTCTCGACAAAGTTCTCGTAGATCTATTTCTCGACCAAGTTCCCGTAGTAGATCACTATCCCGTTCATCTCTAAGTTCCCGTAGTTCATCTCTAAGTTCCCGTAGTAGATCACTATCCCGTTCATCTATCGACAGCAGGCTTTCTGTTGACAGCAGGCTTTCTGTTGACAGCAGACTCCCGAGAAAAAATAGAAACCAGTCATTTAAAGTTTCTGATTCCATAGCGAGAAGTATTGATAAAACCAACAATATCAATCCATCATTAGCTGATAATATTATTGATCGTTTGAAAAATAATATAGAAAAAGTAAATGAAAATATTGAACAAATTGAGAAAAGTCTCCCAGATGTAGATTCTTCTCTTGTCGAAGATGTAGTATCTCAAGATTTGGCTAAAGATGTTATTCGCGAAGTTGTTATTGACGCTGTTGAAAATGGTAGTATTACTGAAAGAGAGGGAAATGATATTCTCGATGATATTGTCACTGATAACGAATTAGATAATTTAGATATTGAAGAAGAAGATGAACAAATAAAAATACCAAAAAGAATCATACCAAAAGAAAGACTTAAAAATATTGAATCGTTATTACGGGAGATCCAGAAACCTGAAGAAAAAATAAAAAACATCACTTTGATTCAAAAAAGAGTGTTCAATCTACTAGGTCTGATAAATTAGTGTGGTGAAAAATATACAAGTCTCAGCCCCTAAATCCCCCTAGTCCTCATATACAGCCCAAGTCCTCCCTATAACCCTTATATAGACGAAAATATACAAGTTCCGAAAAATTGAGATTTTTTTATATTAAATAAGCTAGAAGATAAACAACCAACCATGCATACAAACTTTAAAGAATCTCTCGCCTACGGACTGTTGAACACGTCCAAAAAGTATCTAGTGAAACATCTCATACCGCGTATTCTGGCGTTGGAACAGGTTCAAGTCCTGTTCGGCGCTGAGGATATGATACGCTTGGAGCAAGACATCAAGCAATGTATACTTGATGTCTTGATTATGAATGTGCGTGAAGAGGACGACGATACCACTCCTGATCGTGACGAATCCTCTGAACGTCCGAAACCTAGACGCGTCCACTCTCCTGAGCGTGACGAACCCCCAGCTCCTCGTCAACCTAGACGTGCTCGTCAATCCCCCAAAAAGTCTCCTGCTCGCGTCGAATCTCCTACTCCTCCTCAGCCTAGCACCCGCCAATCTCCCACGAAACGTACCCGCCATGCCTCTAAGACACCTAAGAAATCTCCTGCTCGTGTTCCGGAGCGTTCTTCCTCAGGAAGCAATCTTTCCGTGCCACCCTTAGATGTCTTGAAGGCGATGACAAAAGTTGAGTTGATTCAGATATCTAAAGACCTCGGCCTCGGACTCAAAAATGTAAGTAAATTGACCAAAGACGTTTTGATACAGTCCGTTGACCAATGTAGAAACTCACAACGTGACGCAGACCAAGAGCCTAAAAAAGAAAAAAACCAAAAAAAAAATAACAAACCAGACACAGACAAATTCAACGGTGTTACCTTCGAATCTAAAACAAACGAAGTGTGGCAAATCGGAACACAAATTGGTAAAGGAGGTTGCGGTGCAGTATATTACGTAAAGAAGTTGGACCCTTGTAGTGATGAAGAGTATGCCATCAAATTAGAACCCATCATTAGCGGCCAATCACTGACGGTTACATACGAGTCAAACATTCTCAGGAAACTGAAAGGAAATTCAAAGAATCATATCTTACCATTCATAGCTTACGGAAAACTGTCTGCCCAAAATTGTAGCGCTGTAACTGATGTTGAGTATTACTACTTGGTCACCCCGCTGATGGACATTGCTTTGAACAATTTGAACTTGGTAGATCATGATGAACAGGCAAAAATGTGTGAACATATACTGATTGCTCTAAAATACCTACATTCTTTTGGGTACTCTCACAATGACGTCAAACCAGAAAACATAATGAAGAAAAATGATGTATATTACTTGATTGATTTCGGAATGTGTACAAGACTTGAGAAAGAAAATAAAGCAGTCGGTGGTACTATCGATTACATGCCTTTAGATGCTCATGAAAAAATACAACGGTTTGAACGTAGAAATGATATAGAAAGTTTGCTTTACACAATCGCTGAATCTTTTGTGGGGAAACTTCCTTGGAAGAACGAAAAGAAAGAGTCCGCTGTCAAAAAACAAAAACAGGTCTGGCTAGAAAATTGCGTGAGCGAAAACAACGGACGCGTAAAAATGTTGGACAAAATATTCGAAGAACTCTGGAAACCAACTTATGAAATAAATTAAATTTTCAACCTTATCCCTTATCAAAAAATTTACCAAAAATCGCAAATAAAATTAGGAGGCACTTAAAAATTAAATCAAAATCAAATCTCACGAGATAAATTAAATCAAATCAAATCTCATCACATAAAATGTGCCGAGATATTATGAAAGATGAAAGGATTTATAGTTCTGATGAAAGTTTCATTCTTTTGAGCACTGCTGATGCAAAGTCTAATTCATATATTATAATATGATATATAACAAAACCTCAAACAACTCAAAAATTGAATTAAGGTTAATATTATTCATCACAAATTAACGATGACAATGTCATTAGATACTACAACCATGAACACAAATATCTCAACAACCATGAACACAAATATCTCACTGAGTGTCTCGGGGACCTCGATAACAGTAGAATTATCGTTACCAGTAACATCCTCGGTAACAATATCTCTAACAAATGATAAAACTACACTGACAGCAAAAGTGAACACAGCGCCAGCCACAGAAGTTATCACAGAAGTTATAGAAGTGCCAGACATAGAAGTTATAGAAGTACCAGACACAGAAGTGCCAGACACAAAAGTTATAGAAGCGACAGACACAGAAGAAATAGAAGTGCCAGACACAAAAGTTATAGAAGCGACAGACACAGAAGAAGAAGCAACAGACACAGAAGAAACTCAGAGAGATAATGCTTTATCCAAGATGCACACAGTTAAAGAATGGAAGGAATATTATTACTCAAAGTTAAATAGTATAAACGATTCTTTTTGGACAAAATTTAATACGAAATTTGCCAAAGTTCCTTCAAGGGACCTTATTGACATGTTTGATATATATCATTGGCGTGAAGGACTGAAAGCGCTTAATTTAAAACAGTTTCATTTTGATGAAGATGACTTGAATAGTTTTGCCGAGTTGTTTTTTGCTGAAGAAGAAGAACAAACTTATCCTGAAGATAATGAGGGTATTGATGAATATGAATGGGAATATGAAAGGGAAGATGAAGAAGAAAATGAAGAAGAAAATGAAGAATATCGGCGTAAAGTTCACGAATTTGGACACCGGCCTAAAAATCTCCCTGATACTTTTTTTAGAATTCTGTTGAAGAAACTGATGGCTTTTCCGGATATAACAGAAGAAGAAAAGCAACTTATATTTGATATTGTTGACAGTTATGAAATGGGGCGGTATTTTTTGACTACAATTTAAAAGGTTAATCATATAGTACAAGGTAAGTTATACAAGTGGTAAGTTACACATTGTGTCATGAAATAAAAAGCTAAGGTAAGTTTCTTAAAAGGTAAGTTTCTTAAAAGGTAAGTATTTTATTTTATGACACATTGTGTCATGAAATAAAAAGCTAAGGTAAGTTTCTTAAAAGGTAAGTATTTTATTTTATGACACAGTGTGTCATAAAATATGATATTGTTGACAGTTATGAAATGGGGCGGTATTTTTTGACGTTAATAGTACAAGGTAAGTTATACAAGGTAAGTTACACATTGTGTCATGAAATAAAAAGCAAAGTTAAGTATTTTATTTTATGACACAGTGTGTCATAAAATATCACAGATATAAACCGAGTTTAAAATAAAAAACAATCTTAATTGACGCTAATAGTAAAAACTACTCTTAAAAAAAGGTGTTCAACACCTAAAAAATTGAATTTAGGTTAATATTATTCATCCACAAAATTAACGATGACATTGTCATTAGATACTACAACCATGAACACAAATATCTCACTGAGTGTCTCAGGGACATTCTCGATGATAACGGCATCAGTAGAATTGTCGTTACCAGCAACATCCTCGGTAACAATATCGCTAACAAATGATAAAACTACACTGACAGCAAAAGTGAACACAGTGCCAGCCACAGAAGTAGAAGTGAAAGTGAACACAGTGCCAGCCACAGAAGTTATAGAAGTGAAAGTGAACACAGTGCCAGCCACAGAAGTTATAGAAGTGCCAGACACAGAAGTTATAGTAGAAGACATCAAAGATAAAGAAGTAATAAAAACAGAAGTTGAAGAAGTTGAAAAAGAAACAGAAGTTGAAAAAGAAACAGAAGTTGAAAAAGAAACAGCTTCAGAAGATTTTAACATTCCTGATGACGAAGGAAATATTCCTTTACATACCGCAGAATCAATAGAAATGATTAAACTTCTTTTGCCTGTAACGACAAACATTAATTTTAAAAATAATAAAGGATACACTGCTCTTATGAAAAACGTTTGGGAAGACAATATAGATATTGTATGTTTGCTTTTAGAACACGGAGCTGATTCTAACGTTTCAGATAAAAACGGAAATATTCCTTTACATGCCGCAAAATCAATAGAAATGGTTAAACTTCTTGTGCCTTTAACAACAAACATTAATTTTAAAAACAATATTTATGGATTCACACCTCTTCTGCTAAACATATGGGACAACAAAATAGATATTGTACATTATCTTTTAGAACATGGAGCCGACCCTAACATTCTTTCAAAAGAGAAAACCATTGGTGTATATTATGCAAAATCAATAGAAATGATTAGACTTCTTGTGCCTTTAACAACAACAAACATTCATGGTAAAACGTGGGAAAAGGTAATAAACAAGTGGTCCTGCGCATCCACTGACAAAGTATAGAAATGTTGGACAAAATCGAAGAACTTATTAAATTAAATTATAGATTCATCCTTTACTTATTAAAAAATTTACCAATACCAAAAATCTTGCAAATAAAATTAGGAGGCATTTAAAAATTAAATCAAATCTCATCACATAAAATGTGCCGAGATGAAAAAATAGATTGGTCTTATGTTTATCGTCTCAAATAAGTTAGATTGTTCATCGTAGAGATAGGAAATTGTCGTCGTTGCCATAATTCAGCGTTTCGTTTGCGCATCAAACTCTCTTGCATCTCGGTACGAAACTGAATTGTGGCATCTGTGAAAGAATTATTTGCGAGCTGTCTATAATTTTCAGGATTTGTGTCTGCCCAAGGAAACACGTCTACTTTGCTTCTAGAAGTAATTGGTGGCATAGTTACCGAATTTATGTCGTCGTAAAAAAATTGGGGTCTCCCCATATTATCTATATACGAACGGTAGCTAGTGCCGTATCCTGTAAATCGCGGGTCGTAAGTATTGTCTCTGGTTGTTTGAATATCGGAAATCGTGGTAGGATTTGGGTCTACATCGGCTGGATTGTATTGGGTATATTTTATTTTTCCATTCATATCCTGAATCCCGGTTGGTACAAATTCAGGAGTAAATGTTATTCCTATATTACTTTGAATAGGCTCGCCGATGTTAGTCTTTTGAAATACACCTGGTTGCAATGTCTGTGTTAATACATTGTCTTTGTATGGCGAATCCGTGTTTTCTTTGTATTGTGATGATTGGCTGGCTTCGGTGTATGAATTGTAATTTTCTTCTCTTGTTATATAAGAATGATTATTTCGACGCCAGTACAACCAGTCCAACCAGTCCTTCTCTGGGTCTGGGTATGGGTCTGTGTCAGGGTATGGGTCTGTGTCAGGGTCAAAATTTTCTCTCACATCTCTTATGTTATCCTCTAATTCGTTTTCTCTCACGTCCCGTATGTTATCCTCAGCAAATTTTGTACACGGTTCTCCACATGCACCTGAACGATATACATCATATGAATTTCCTGAATTTGTCATTGAATGGGGAATATTGGTCATTCTCCATTTTGGGTCATGAGAAGGAGTGGCTACAATGGGTGGAATCAATGTTTTTGGATTAGCTAAACCAGAAAGAGAAGCATTTGGTCCGCATTCATTTTCATCCCAAGGCACAGCGTCATTACAAAAACGTGTTTGTGTGCTAGGGAAATTTGAATTTAGTTCAGGAAATGAATTTAGTTCAGGAAATGAATTGTCCGGAACAAATTCTTTTTTAAATTCTTCAAGTTCTGTAAAATTTTCTGTAGTCTTGCTGGAATAGTAACTAACAGATGTTATAGACGCAAATAAAACTAAAACAACAATTCCCAAGATGGGTTTAACCGTAGCAATAATAATAGAGGAAACAATACCTAACCGCATAATAATATTTAGATTATTGGTCAATTCATTGTCTCGCCTCGGCAGCATATTAAAAGATCTAAATAATTGAGTAACATCATCCATCCAAAATTTTGATTGTGACATTTTAGTTGATGGGAATAAATGAAAATACTGTTTATTTTTGCTAAGTTTTCTGCTTTTATTTGCTTAATGAATCTGATTCAGATTCCGAAGAAAACTCCGATTACCAGGTATTGGGAATTAACAAATATTTTTTGACACAAAGTGTCATAAAATAAATGTTTAGGCTCAAGAACAATGTTACAGCCCATAAAACGATCCGAGTCTTGTTCCACGAAGCATATGGAAGGTGCCGTTTGCTTGCATTGTATTTTTGATGTTGACCAACATTTGTATGGCAATTTGAGGTTTTTCTAAAATTTTGTGCATCACAATGTCTTTATCAATAGTATATGGATTGACAGCATATTGAGGGATACAATTTTGTCCAACATAATAAGAAATAAAAGGGGAAGAAGGGTTAATTGGATCAAATTGTTCTGTCTTGAGTTCACAATTGAGCATATTGATTCTGTACTTTTCTCGAGCTGTATTGATCAACAATACATCTCCTGGAGACAACCCTATAGATTGTTGGGTACCAGCGCCCATATTATTTGCAGTTTGTGTAAAAATGGAATTTGAAGATGATTGAGACGCGTATTCGCAAACATTATCCCAAGAACGTGCACATCTCTGTGATAAATATACTTGGCAAGGTCTGCTATTTTGTCCGTACGTGGATGCATTGCTGCCATGATTAAATCCGTAATTGTCGCCTAAACAATATGTTAAAGGGTCATTATTATAAATAGGTAAATTATTGACAGTTGTACTACCAAAATTGTATAATTGTGTATACATTTTTATTAGATTCTTATTTTCCCTTCTGCGTTTTTACAAGTCTTGAAATTGGGTAGAAGGAACTGTTATTCTTGTTAAGGATTTTTATTTAAGAACAAATACAAGTATGAAAAAATTGAATATGAGTTTCCGGAAAAGCTTAACAAGATAAGGCTTAATAAGCGATATACCCAGCGATACAGCGATTATACACAGTGAACAGTGATATATAGTGATATACTCAGAGATATACTCAGATATTTTATTGATTGTCGTTTTATCGATCAGTCATGGCTCCGTTTGAGCAAAACAATATGATTGATCTGCATACCCTGAAAGACCTGCCCCGGTCTCCAAAAGACAACGCACAGGCGCTGTTCTTTAGCCCCTTAAAACCCATCTCGTATGAGGCTGATTATGATGACTATGAAAGTGAATTCTCCGAAGAGGAGGATGATTTCGACTACACCGCCCCCACAAACCACAGGGACAAGTCACCAGTCCACGCGGATTTGTGGGAAGATGAGGATGAGTTTGGGGAAGATTCGGAAGAAGAGGAAGAGGAAAACGAAGATGACCTGGAACGCAAGCTCGCGCTCATCAGAAGAGAGAAAGCCAACAAGATTGCTGCCGGCTTGACAGTCCTGGAGGGCAAACTCAACTGGCTCGACTTCGTTCCTGAAGAGGACTTTGAGGAGATCAAAATCGGGGTATTTCCCAAAGAAAAGACCTTGTTGAAGCATCTAGGGAGAGACAAGTACAAAAAATCCAACATCAAAATCAAGATTGTCAAGATCGGGAAGACACGCATTGTGTTCAGGCCCACATGCAAGCATTTTGAACAGAATGGATTTTGCAAGTTTCCCAACTGCAAATTTTATCATCCTAAATTGGTTTCGCAGTTCTCTGTCCCTCCCCCGCAGTTCTCTGTCCCTCCCCCACAGTTCTCTGTCCCTCCCCCACAGTTCTCTGTCCCTCCCCCACAGTTCTCTGTCCCTCCCCCACAGTTCTCTACTCCTCCCCCGCAGTTCTCTACTCCTCCCCCGGTCATTGGAGATACGCAGACACAATGTGTCTTGGGATCAAAATGTGTCAATACAAATTGCGACCTGTTCCATCCCATCAAGACCAGAAAAACTCACAGTTCTCTGTGTTCTTGTGAAATTCCTTCATGTCCTCGTGTGCATGAGCATACAAATGTTCCGCCCAAAAAGAAAATGTGGTTGTGCAAACATCAGTTCAAGATCACATCCGATAGCATTTCTGTTGTGAACGAGTGCAAATTCGGGGGTACGTGCGTTTTTCTTCACTCCAAAGAAGAACTCGCCCAGATGGTGGAAAAGTGCAAGCATGGCGAAACTTGTAAAACAGTCGCTCTCCTCTTCAAAGTGAACGAAGACGGAAAGAAAATCAGACGCTACGAAAACATCAGCGATGGCCAGAAATGTTTCCGTCTTCACCCGAAAGAAAGGGTTGTCGATTACATCAAACGCACCCAGGCCAGGGAATGAATCTCTCAAACAGTTTTTGTAGTGATTATATACTCTTTGTCTTTGTGAAAATTATATACTCTTTGTGAAAGTGATAAGTCTATTGTGAAAATAAAGTACAAGTCTATTTTGTGCCATAAAAGAAATTGTGTGATAAAGTAAAAATAAAGTATAATTGTGTGATAAAGTAAAAATAAAGTATATTGTGTGATAATAAAGTAAAAATAAAGTATATTGTGTGTAAAAATAAAGTATATTGTGTGATAATAAAGTAAAAATAAAGTACAAGATTTTATGATAAAGTATAAATAAAGTACAAGATTTATTTTGTGATTTCAGTGAATTATGGCATTTTATTATTTGTCGTCGACGCGAGTACAAATTGGACAATCAAAATTTGCATGCACATTAATTAGGAGGCACAATCAAAAATCTCATCACATAAAATGTGCCGAGATTATGTGTCGTCTAGTGAAAAAATATTTCTATGCTTGAATCGTATTTACCTTCAAATAAATCTGACAAAAGAGTACTCATTTCTTCATGATATGTCTCATTAACTGCTGGTGATTTACAATAGGTTAGCTGATTAAAAAAATCATAAGGAGTAGGTATAATAAAAGATCTGTGTTGAATAAATTGTCGTAAAAATATCGCAAAATCCTGTTTCAATAAAAAAGCCATGCTGTGTAATAAAGTATAAAAAACTTCTCCGTGGTTTTTATTCAAGAAAAATTTTGGAATAAATGCGTTGGTATGAAAACATTCTTTATAAAAAATTTTAAACAATTCCGTTAGATAAGGCATGACTTTATTTTTAAGATTGCGAATGAAGTAAAGCAATTGTGTATCCAAAACCCATAAACGTATTTTTCCATCAATTATTTTGTCTAAAACAAAAAATGACCAAGGATTGCCAATTTCATCAGATAATTTCAAATATCCAATGGCATTGTTCATATAGGGGTTGAGTATGCTGTTCTCTAAAACAATATTTATAGGAACAAAAAGTAAAAGAGGAGTACAGCACTGGAAAACAATAGTATTGATATTAAATGGTTTAAGTTCTGGGTCTGCATTATAGTTTCTTAAAAAAAGTTCTGTCTTTAATTGTTCAGCGTCTTGTTCATTGAACGAATTAGTATCTATTGAAAGACAACTAGGATATAGAATTAATCTTTTCTCCACAGTAGACAATGCCTGAATAATACTAGAATGAGTTTTTTTAGCTTCCCTCAAACGCGTAATGCTTTGCACAGCCATAGATTTATATTGACAAATGTTCAACGGTCCTAGTAGTACTTTTCTCAACGTGTTGAAAATTTGCCATATTTCTTCATCGTCATTTTCTAAGAGATCTTCTAAAATAACTTCTAACATTTCTTGAACAACAAGAACAAAGTCTGGGAGCGACCATTTCTGCAGGTTAATATGCATGTATTTTCTGATTTCTGCTAAACCTTTTTTGATAATGGTATTAACAACAGATGAGTACACAGTGCTTTGGGTCTGAACACATTTCTCAATATACTGTGTTTTTTCGGATTCACCAACACATTTAGGTGCGTTACGGTAATGCGAAGGAAATTGTGTCTTGTCTATCTTGTACGTATCGGTATCAGTATCGGTGCCTAAGATAAGATTTAATAAAGTATTAGTGTTTTTCGTGTCTCGTTGCGACGGCTTTTTTATAAGACCAAGAAGAATGCCTATCTTTACAACATCCATGTCAACCATATTTATCGGAATACCTGTAGCTTTCGACGACTCTTCTTTTCTGGGCCTATTTTTATTTTCATATTCTTGTTTAGCTTTTATTTCTTCGTCAAGTTTTCGTATTTTTTCTTTCTGTTCATCTGTCAACGTAGGAATAAAAGTATTATATGAACTGAATGAGTCTTCCATTTTTGTCTTGTACAGTATTTTTAATACAATTATTTTATAAAGATTTCTGCAACAACTTTATATCAGGTCTCAACTAACGTGTGAAGAACCAAATATTTTACAAAAGTTTTAGTCGTTCATTTTAATTTGGTCTGTCTGTGTTTAAAGCTTTTATGACACAAAGTGTCATAAAATATTAATATTATTTATACAATTACATTTGTAACATTTTGAACAACTACCCCCATTCCTAAACTGAGTATACCTACAGCTAAAATCGCAAAAATAGAAGCGTCCAAGAATAAAGATAGACCCATGAGAAAAACGGCTAAGAGAACTGGCCAGTATTGATACAAAAAAACTCTCATTTTTTGAAATGAAGAATTTTTAAGTATTCGCGCCCCGTAAAAGTCTCCGTTAAACGATTCTATGACATCGTTGCTTCTGGTAGTGGATGTTGAATTATCAAATTGTTCGCGTGTTTTTTCAAAAGCTTTTTTAATGCCTACACCTACTCCTTTACGAAAACAATCACCTGCGGATCCTTTTTTCCTTCCTGGGGGCGATCTCCCCAAGCCACAAAAAGTTGTGTTTGGAACAATAGGTCTATATCTGGGCTCGTAGTTAGTTAAATCTAAATTTAAACCCACTCCTACTCCTTTGCGCATACATTCATAAGATGTTCCTAACCTGGTGGTACTATTTAGAGAATAGTAATTATTTCCACAATAAATTTTTTGAGTCATGTTTTTTCTTGGGCAAGGAAAATGGCGGTTAAGAACATAAATGAAAATACTGACGATGATGATATCAGTGATGACTACAATTATCAAGAAAATGAAGACGACGAAGAGATCGAAGAAGACGAGTGGGTTACACCTCCTGTGCGTCTTCCGGAAGATTATCCAAATATTATAGAAGAGGACGAAGAAGAAGACGAGGATGATATACCTGATATGAACACGTTCACTTCGCAAGAAAAAGATTTGCTACCCATAGGTTATTTTAAAGGTCCTAATGAACAATGGATGTATGTTTTGCGGGCAATTGAGTCAAATTTTACAAGTGTAAAAAATTTATCAAAAGTTAGTGATAATATTCTAAGACTTGTCGCAGATGTAGTATCTTATAGTTTGGAAAAAACAACACCTCGTCAAATACATCAAGAAATTCTCAACTATGCTATTCAAAGAAATGTCTAAATTATTTAAGTAACAAATTTTTATAAATAATTAAGATGTTGAATCAATGCATGGCAGAAGACGAACTCAGACGTTTAAGAAAAGAAGATAAACTGGAAGAGGCTTGCCGCAAAGGCCAATTGTATACCAAATTTTTCCCAACGTCAAATAGTATAAAAGAAGAATTAAGTCTTTCCTATTTCATTGACGGAAATTATAAAGAAAGTCTTGCGTGGTTTAAAACAATAGATTTAACAATTGAACCGTCTTACATTGCTAAGGTTATGAAACCTCGTTTAGAAAACAACCACAGACTTTTGATGAACGCAATGGACGAAGACAATGAAATTCCTATGATATCTGTTGTCATTAACGCTACACACAAATTAATAGATGAAGTTTTCTTCATGATTGAGACCATCCGAGAAAAATGCCAAGACGGAGAAATGGTTCATTCGTGGGTTGTTTTAGTTGATAATTCAATCGCTTTGGAAGTGATGCAGAACGCAAAATACGAAAAAAACATAACATATAAAAAAAAAATAACTATTTTAGGACATGAATTTGGAGAGAAGATAGTAGTGAACACCCCGTTCGTTCTTTACGCAGAAGTTGTGCCCTCTGTATATTTTCAAGTTATTCCTTTGATGTTGATTTTATCTAGTGATATTTTAGTTAGTCATGTTGTTGTACAAAAAGAATTACAATCTGAAATACAAACAAAAAATATTCAAAACAAAATTTTTTTTTCACATCGAGACATGTTTTACCAACTTCTACAAAAAGGGGAAAGCCAAGACGGATATATAATTGCTAGGACTGGGCACGTCGAAGGAAATATACAACATTATATTAAACAAGAATCGTTGACACCAATTTCTGTACCCAGATTTAAAAGTTTCATGATTAATTTGGATCGTCGCACGGACAGATTGGAAAAAATGAGTAAACAATTTAAACATTTACCAGATATCATTCGTATAAGTGCTTGCGACGGAAGAAATTTAAAACCATCGTCTCGATTGCAAGCATTATGTACAAATACCAATTATGATATGTCACCAGGGGTTATTGCATGCGCATTGTCTCATTTAAAAATTTTCAGGATGTTGATAGAAGACCAAGATGTAGACGGGTATCTAATTTTTGAAGATGATGTTGTTGTAAACACCAATTTCATTGATCAATTACACAGAGTGTTATCCATTACTCAAGACCGAAACCGAGAAATTATATTTTTGTCATCTGTTCCTTTGCAATGTTGCAGAACCCCTTGTTCACGATATCAGAAAACAGGAATTCTAGACAGAGAAAGCTATCACTGGAATGAAATTGCAGGAGGAACAGGTTGTTATTATATAACGAAAAATATGGCGAAAAACGTTTTAGACTATATTGATAAGCACGGGTTGATTTCCCCCATTGATATGATTTTAATGTTTACAGCAAGCAGAGATTTTAAACCTACTTTTTGTTTACCTCCTATTGTGAATCAATACGATGTTGATTCTCAATCAGATGTCCAAAATTATGAACACCCAATAAATTTACAAACAACCGACAAACCTTCCCCTTATAAAATATTTGGGCCCACCGGCCATCCAGATTTTATTGAAGAAATTATTGGAGTAGAATAAATTGAAAATAAATGTTGGTTTATTACATAATCAATAAATATGTCAGGTATACGGTCTTCTTTCGTATATAGACCTCATTTTTCTCGTGATGATGAACATAAAGACGGTGAAAAAAAAGAACGATTCCAACCTTATTATTGGGAATCAAAAATTGACCACAAAGCTCAGATGCTACTAATGATGGACCAGTTGAGTCTCAAAGATAAAATGATCGAAGAAGAAAAAAAAAGAGCTGATGGCGAAAAACAACGCGCGGAAAATGCAGAGGAAACAACTTTAATTTTTAAAGAATTATTAGTCACCGATGAAAAAAGAGAATTTAACCAGATTATATATATTGCCACATCTCATAATTATGCTAATCAAAATAGATTTAAAGTAGGAGGCGTTGGCAGCCAGAAACTTTTGAAACGACGGTTGTCATGTTACAACGGTAGGTCCGCATCTGGGGACGAATGGTATTTCACTGATTTATTTCGAGTAGCAGATTTTCCTCAAGTTGAAAGCAGAGTAAAAGATGCTATAGGGCGATTCAGAGATAAAAAAAATAAAGAAATTTACGTTCTGCATTACTCAAGTCTTGTTGAAACTGTTTTGTACCTGTGCCAAAATTATAACAACGAAGTAAAAAAAATAAATACAGAATTAACAGAATATGTAAATTTATTACATTCAAAACCGTACATCCCCGCAATGATTTCTCCAACTCAAATAGAAGAAACTTTGGAAAAAATATCCCCTGAGAAAATATGTCTGGAAAACGCATCGTAAAATGACAAATATTTTTTGACAATTGTGTCATAAAATACATTTTTGAAAAAATATTTTGTCTCTAACATATTTATATATTTCATAAATAAAGAAAAAAATTATCCTCTGTAGCAAAAATGGACGGATCAGACATGAGTATTTATTTACTTTATATAATTCTTGCTATGATTATGGCTATTATTGGGTGGTATATTGGAAAGTCCCAAGATTCAGCTAACGAAAGTAGAAAAGCTATGATCGGGGCAGGTGTTGGTGGTGTTCTCGGGTTAGCTGTCGCGTATGGTATTCATTCATATAATACTCCATCTGCGCAATATGCTTATTAATTAAAAAAAGTCTTGAGCAAAGAAAAATGATGGCACGTTCACGCTCTAAATCTCCCCGAACTAGGTCTAAATCGCCAGCGAAAAGGCGAACAAGAAGTAAGTCAAAACAGCGATCACGAAGCAAATCACCATCTAAAGCTGCTGTTAAAAAAGTTCAAATGGAAATAAAAAAACTAAAAACAGCGCAACAGAAATGTGTAACTGTTCTTCAACAAGGTTTGAAAAAACCCAGGAAACGTTCTCGTTCTGGGTCGCGCCGACGATATTGAATAAAAATTATTTTGCGACACGTGTGTCATAAAATCTATCTAACTCTTTTAAAAATGAACTTTTCACGACCAATAGGATATTTGGAATATAACGATTTTTCTTCGGACGGTAAATTATTGCTCGCGAAAAACCCCGTTTTCGTTATGATTCAAGGATCATATTGCGGCGCTTGTTCTAAAGCGAAACCTGCGTTTCAAGAATTAGCTAACCAACAAAAAATCCTATGTATGACTATACAGCTTGATGGCGAACGTCAATCCGAAAGAGATATTGGTAAAATATTAGATAAAATTTATCCCAACATGGTGGGTGTGCCTAGTTACATACTGTATAAAAATGAAACGAACAAAATACCTTACACAGGAGGACGTTCTCGCGAAGAAATGATGGAGTTTATTAAGGCAAACAGTATATAGAATAACAAATTATATCAAAAATAAAAATGAGCTCAGACGATCTTGTTATCGAAAAAATACCATTGAATAGAATGGACAAAATTTTTTCAGAACCATCTTTCCAATATATGCCTATTATGTACTTGGAACTGTTGGAAAATAAAACAAAAATCAAAAAAGAATATATAAATAAATTTTATGTACCAGAAAGTTATAGTCGGCCCCCTTCTGTACAGAAAGAAAGAACTTTCCGCGAAACCACAGATCCTTTACCTTCACATTCTTACAATCAATTTGGGTCTGAAAATGACAAAGATGCTTCTATTTCCGGAGATGATACTGAAAGCGCGGATGCGCAAGTTAACGACCCGACACAATCGTTAATTCATTCTTTGTTAGGAAAGGATGACCCTACTCACTCATCTCAACATCAACCGCCGTCTCTTCAAGAATTGCAAGATAAAAAAAAAATTACAGTACCGAGAGAATATGTATACGGTGAAGAAGATGAAGAAACGCAAAAAGAAAGAAATGCTCTTTATTTTAAATATGAAGTGTTAAAGAGAATGCATCCTAATGCTTCCATCCCAGAATTTAATAACTATTCAGACCCAAAAACAATGAGCCAAAAGTACGACATCCTCACCAAACGCCTGTCTTTAGATTCGTCTGTGGAGAATTGGAAACGGTACATGATTATTTTTGTGATGGGCTGTGAAGTTGGTTTAGGGAAAATTAATTTTGACATGGAAGGGTTTGCTCAACAACAAATTACATCTATGAGTACATATGAACAATTGCTGGTTGAATTAGCAGAAAAAAGCTATGTCCCCACAGGTGTTACAAAGTGGTCCCCGGAAATTAGGCTTTTTATGATGTTGACGATGAATTTAATTATATTTATTATCAGCAAATCTATCTTCAAAAAGACGGGCGCTAATATACTGGGGTCTTTCAACGAGAAAATGAAAGAACCGGATGTATAAAATGTTATAAAAACTTTTCCTATATAAAATGTCTTGTTGTAATAAGAATAATTCAGGGTCAAATTATGCTCAGCTAGGAAACTATAATCAATCATCCGGTTGTTGTTCATCTATGATTCAAGCACCTGTGCCTATGACATCTGTGGGTGGTTGTTCATCTATGGTTCAACTGCCTGTAACTATGACATCAGGTGGTTGTTCATCTATTCCCATGACATCCACGAGTGGTTATTATGTTGTACCTGCATATGGAGCTCCAGGGTATTCTACTTTAACCCACGGAGATAGTAAATGCAATAGTTCCGGTAATTATTTTCAAATAGGACAGGCATATGGTAGTGGCGGGTGTAGCACGTCTTACATGACTTCTTTGTGTCAATAGAAAAAACATGGTTAACAAAAATGAACATTTTATTCATCTTTATGATTGTTTTATTGGTACTAATACTGTTTTTTTATTTTGAAGGGGATAGAAAACTACGCTTACGAAACATCTCTTTCTCAAAGCTATTAGAAACCTACCAAACTAAACCTCATTTTAAAACAAAAAATGTATCACGTGTAGTTGGTCTCATAGAAACTAATGATAATCTTGATTTGACTACTCTGAAAAGCATCATGGACCAAAGTGTAAGATTAAATGATATAGCTGTGCAAACCAACAACAAACTTAATCTTGACGAAGACGTGAAACAACTTATTTCTATACATCCTCCAGGGACAGAATGGCTGCGAGAAACAGACAAAAACACTGTCGTCATTAACATAAAAAACGGCGTTGAATATCCATATGATTTTGTTGAAACAATGGTTGAAAAAAAAAGTTCGCTTTGAATATCATCTTCAAAAACGGATGTTTGATTTTTACGACACTTGTGTCTTAAAAACTATTTAAAAATATGACTAATAATTAACTAATAATTAACTAATTATTTTAAAATGAGTAACTTTTTCAAAACGAATGTTAACCCCGCTCGTACTGCTGTGCAACCCGGTGACGCAAAATTTATTAATGGTAATCCTATTCAGTCAGGAACTCCTGTAAATGGACAAGTTTTAGCTTGGGATTCAGTTGCTAGCCAGTGGGTGTACAGTCCTGGCACAGGCGGGAGTACCGGAGCAGCAGGACCTACTGGTGTAACGGGGCCTATAGGTCCTAGCAGTACTGGACCTACTGGTCCTGTTGGCAGTACTGGTCCTGTAGGTTCTACTGGCAGTACTGGTCCTGTAGGTTCTACTGGCAGTACTGGACCTACTGGTCCTGTTGGCAGTACTGGACCTGTAGGTTCTACTGGCAGTACTGGTCCTGTAGGTTCTACTGGCAGTACTGGTAATACAGGTCCTACTGGCAGTACTGGTCCTACTGGTCCTACTGGTCCTACTGGCAGTGCGGGGCCTACTGGACCTACGGGTAGTACTGGTTCTACTGGACCTACGGGTAGTACTGGGCCTACAGGTCTTATTGGACCTACGGGTAGTATTGGACCTACGGGTAGTATTGGGTCTACGGGCAGCACTGGGGATACTGGGCCAGCGGGTCTAACTGGACCAACAGGACCTTCAGGTTCAACTGGTGATACAATTGGTGATATTAAATATTCACTTCTTTCAACTGATCATGGCGGATGGGTGTTAATGAATGGACGAGCTCTGTCTAGTCTTGTTCCTTTACAACAATTTAGTGCATTATCAATAGGATTATCTGTTATTCCTGATGCTACTAATTCTTTTATTGTTCAAAATAATGTAGAACCTATAGGTTCTATTTCTGGTAGTAATACTATAACGCTTCTCCAGTCTAATTTACCAAATGTCACACCCACTATTACCATTCAATCTAATGGTGCTCATACTCACACATATACATACAGAGGAGCGGGTGCTTTTGGAACAGCGAGTGGTACTGAATCAAGAGAAGACGATGGACAATTTACGGGAACAACAAGTTCAAGCGGTGCTCATACTCATACAGCAACATCTACTTCTATTAATCCCAACACACAGACGAGTATTGATATTCGTCCCAGACAATTGGCTGCAAACGCCTTTTTGTATTTGGGTGTGAGTGCTTAACCCACCACTGACTGTCTGAACTTATACGTCCATACACAGGACCAGTGGGTTTTGCGACAGTCACGACCAACACGAACGGCTGATCTAGGCGGAGGGTTTGTTGCCAACACAACGACTGGTGTAGTCACAGTAGTCTAAGCAGGGTATTATCTGCTCGAATCGATCATCACTGGTAGTTTTACAGCCACACCGAGTGTAGGCCAACACTTTTTCGTTAATGCGGTGACCAGCGCACAGATTGGAAAACGTTCGATTACGCCTTCTGTTGTAGCCGCCAACGGACTTTACACAGTCTTACAGAGCTGACTCCCGGCACACAGATTAAAGTACGGTTTGGAACTGGCACAACGAACGCTCTGCTCGCGGCAGACCGCATGAACTCGATGACGATTCGTCGTGTTGGTTGAAGACGTAATATCCTCGTTATATCAATTTCTTTTTAACACAACACATTGTGTTAAAACTATTTATCAGATATTTGTGCCTTAAAAAAATGAAAAATATATTAAATACAAGCAATTCGATTCAAAAATGACCGATTCTAAAACTAGATAGACAAAATGTTTTATGGAAATGAAAACGTAAACAAAATGGCTTTAAAAAAAATATCTTTGAACGAACTCAATATAGATATTATTCGTCCAAATTCGGAAAGTATAAAGAGTAATTTAGGAGGCACTAAATTAACAATCATTGGTAAACCAGGCTCCGGGAAATCAGTTCTTATAAAATATCTTCTATGGTCCAAAAGACATCTTATTCCTGCGGGTGTAGTTATTTCAGGTTCTGAAGAAAGTAATCGTTTTTATTCTAAAATGTTTCCAAAACTGTTCATATATGATCGTTACAAAAAAGAAGTGATTGAAAATGTGAAGCAAAGGCAAAAACTGGCTAAACAGCATTTAGATAATCCGTGGTTAGTTTTAGTAATGGACGATTGCATGGATGATACAAAAATATTCAATGACCCGTTGATGTTAGGATTGTTTAAAAATTCTCGTCATTGGAATCTTTTTTCTATTTTTGCTAATCAGTATGTTTTTGATTTTAAACCTGTTATACGATCTAACATTGACGGAGTATTTATTTTCAGAGAACCCAACTTGAGTAACAGGGATAGATTATATAAAAATTTTGCATCTGTTATACCAACTTATAAAATATTTTGTGCTTTAATGGATCAACTGACTACAGATTACACATGTCTGTATATTAACAACCAAACTGACAGTAATGATTGGGAAAAATGTGTTTTTTGGTTAAAAGCCGATATGGTGGACGACTTTCAGTTCGGTTCAGACGATTACTGGAAATTCGCACACACACGCCAACAAAATGATGACAATTAAGTTCTTTTTCCGATGCTGATATCTTTGATCGTGTTTTAAAAAATGGAAAACATATTAAATACACCCAATTCAAATCAAAAATGAACGATGCTAAAACTTTTGTTCAAACGTTGGTGCAAAATACAGAAAAACTTCCCATGAATAAATTTTTCAAAACAATTCATAATAAATTTTTTTCTGAAGTGGACATTTCGTTCATGGAATATTTTTTGGAACTCGCAACTTTTGAGAACGAGTTTGTAGTTCATCACAGCAAACTGATAGAATACGGGATCATGAGTTCAAAACAATCTGCTCATGTTAGAACAAAATTAGATTTTTTGGGTCTTACTGAAGGTGATGACTACACGCTCACAGATATCTGTGAGCGTGGAAAAAGTGGTTCCCAGATTCACAAACATTACCATCTGACCCCCGAAGCGTTCAAAAAGTGCCTCATGAGAGCACGCAAGTACCCAAATCAAATCATAGACCCTGTGATTTACTGCGACTATTATTTGCTCCTGGAAAAGATTCACAAGCTTTACACTGATTATGAGAAGACAGTTTTAGAACAGCAACTAAACCAAAAAGACGAGCAGATAAACCAAAAAGACAGACTTGTACTTCGTTTGAACGAAATGCTCATCGACAAGACTCAACTCCCCAAGACTCAAATTTTATATATTGCTACATCTCAAAATTATGCTCAACAAAATAAATTTAAAGTAGGAGGTGTGGAATCTTTAGATAAACTGGAATCTAGACTGAGCACGTACAATTCGAGATCAGCTAGCGGAGATGATTTCTATTACAGTGAATGGTTCTTGGTGCACAACTATCGAGAAATAGAAAACAGATTAAAAGATTTACTTGGTAGATTTCGGGACAGGAAGTCTAAGGAAATATACGTTTTGCATTACAATAAACTGGACTATATTGTGAGATATCTGACAAATCATTACAACGATGAAGTAGATTTAGTGAATGAGCATTTATTGGATTTCATTTCATATTTGGACGAACACATTTTAAGACCTATTGTTCCTTTGATGGAACCTCTCAAGAAATTAGAGTACAGAAGCGTTGGTCACAAGGATATAATTATAACGGGAAACAGCGACTCTGAAATACACACTAAATTGGAAACGTATTTCAAAAAGTTGAACGAGAATGTAAAACAAATTTCTTCCAAAAAAGTTTTTGATGATGTGGGAATAAAAACAAAGAGGCTAATTTTACTTCCTGTACTCAAAAACATATGTGATCAAATAAGACCCGATGTAAAGATTCGAAGAACGGGATAAGAACATCTTGTCATGCAAACAATAAAAATGTTTGCAAGTTGTTTTTTGCGACGATATTCGTCGGAAAAATAGAATAGATTATCAAAGAGGTAAAAGAGCAGTGTACATTTTTTGATCTTTATAAATATAACCGAGAATTGCGCCAGGGAGAATTGGTACATCTGTGGGTGTTTGGATCATAACAATATCTTTTTCGTTGACATATGAGTACACAGCAACGTTGTCTTTTTCGTCAACAATTCCTTCAAATGTTTGAATATATTTGTAATTGTAATTATTCCACAACTTGATAAAATTTATACCATCAATTAGTTTGTTGCAATTAACAGCTAAAAACAGTCTCGGGTCTTGATCAGCTGGGTCAATAATCTCTGAGTAGAAAAAGTAGGGTTGAGTCAGTTCTGGTTGAATTGTTTTCAGAACTTGTTTCTTCATTCCTGTTGCAAACAAATTTGTTACAGCCGTCTCTCCCTTCAATACAACTGCGTTCGGTAAAGAACTGAAATCAACCACACTTTCAAAGAAATTTGGTATATTCGTCATTGTGTGATAATCTTTTATTTCATTTTGATGGCTCATCCAATACGAATGAACAATGTACAAGAGCCTGCGTTTCATCTCTTCAGAAGTTACAACGAGTTTGCCATTTTTAACGAATTGTGAATTTTTATCAAAGATAGAATTATCCATCATTACATATTTATATCTGGGGTCAATGATAAATTTTTCTGAAAACTTACGTATAATTTGTTCTCTGATGTTTATATCATTTACGGCTTCATCTATATTTGTGGTCTTGTTGAGATGTAAAAATTCTGAAAAAAGAAAAATAGCGTATTGTGACAGAACATACGCGATTTTCTTATTGTAGTTGAATTGATCAAGATTAAATATACTTTTGAAAATGTCTTGATATTCTTCGGTATTTTTAACTAAAGGTATATTTTTTACAGGAAAATTAAAATCAACCAAAAATATTATGTTTGTATTTTCCATCATAACTGAAATTTCGCATATTTTCCCCGTTTTCTCTCTCTGTTCAATAATTCTCAATTTGCGGTTGTTTATATAATTGATGAGAGTTGCAGGATTTGTTTCTCTATTTATTTTGGTAATAAGAGGAGCTGCGAAAGGAGGAAGCGGGTCGGTCATCAACAGAAGATTGTTTTTCAAAAGAACTATTCTGCATTTCCCAAAATAATCTATCCACTGAGCAACAACGTCTGTTCTAAAATATTCCGGAATAATTAAAGGTGCTATAACTTTATCTTGTACAAAAGATTGTGAAAGACGGGAAAAAATAACCCAAAGTGATTTCACTAAAGAACTCTCCGGAGCGAACATTGTTGTTATTTGGCTGGGGATGTTAAGATTTGTTTGAAAAATTAAACTACAATAACCGCGTTCTGTCTGCAACAACATGATTGTTTTTCTGGTGGGTTTTGCTTTGTAATATAAAGAGGTGTGCCGAGGAATAATCATTTCTCCTCTCGGGTTGTTTTCGGTAGAGAAAAGAAAAATATTTATATTGTAAGCTTCTTCCATCATATGAATAAATAAAGACGGGACCATGTTTTCGGTTCTCATCATGGTCAATATTTCTTCATTTGTCTTATCATACAATTCTTGCTGAGAGGCCATTATAATATTTGGTTTCTTCAGCAGACGCAAATGTTCCCGGACTACCTGGTCTTTTCGTATACCTTCGCCATCTTTTTCCATTTTCATAGCACTCATGACAGCTTCGATCAACGATAAGTTATGTTCTGGGAGCTGAAGTATGACAAAACATGTTTCCGGGTCAGAACTTATAAGAGAAAAAAATTGTTTCAGACCATCAGGTAAAAGTTTTACATCACTTTCATCCAAAATGGAATCAGTAAATCGTCTTGTCTGCGAATTACTTTTTATATACTGATTTAATTTGCTATTTTTCTTTTTGCTCTGGTCCACAGTATAACAACAAGGAATGAAAGAGTATTTATTTTTATTCGGCAAAGTATTAACTCTAAGACCAGGGAAAGGATAATTTTCAAAATCGCAGTAATAATTATGTTCAACACCTTCGCCAAATAATGGATATCTCATAATTGTTTTTCCTTTTCTGACTAACTGTTCAGCTTCTTGATCAGACGCTATTTTGGGGGGTTTTAGACATTTACGAGAATACGAAGAAACGAACAAATCTGGAACTATTTCTCTCAATCCTTTTTCTTCTGAAATATCACATCCTTCTTCCTGAAGAGAAAAAGTAGAAATATAAAATGAATATTGTTGTGCTAGAGTATCTTTTTCATTCAAATAAATTGTAAAAAATCTTCCTATAATGGCTTTGTAACGGGCAACGTCGTTCATTGTTTGACATTGAATTCTGAACCTAGTATAACAACCATTAAATGTTTTGAAATTTGTAGGAGCGGGTCCTTTTAGGTATTTTTTTGAGATTAGGCTAATAGTGTCATAATTTTTACTGTTCAAAACATTTTTGTTACCATTAATTCTAACAGAAACTAAAACATACATGAACAGAATTCTAATACGAGAAGGTATCATTATTTCATTCAAAATAAAAATATTGTAAAAAAATTTATTATTCATAGCTAAATCTGACCAGATAATTGGATTACAGTGGTGGGGGACATAAAATAACCCTGTTATAAAAGCTTCTTTTTCTGACACCATGTTTTCAAAAGATAAAAGAGGCACAGCTTCAAAAAAACGTTTAATAAATGTTTCTTTAGAGTTGTTTTGTTCAAATATTGGGACATTGATGCTGACAAACACTGTAGTTGTATTTGGTTCACGATCTTCACTTACCGCTAAAGATGCGTTCGAATATTTTCTTAATTTTGTTGATTGTGTTTCGTGATCTATTTTGAAAAGAATGACGTTGTCCAAAATTAAAGTAATCCATTCATCTGAGGGAGAAAAATTGTTGAGTATTTTATAAAATGGATCCTCTCCTCCTGATTTCATCATTATAAATGGTGTATATTTACTAACTTTAGCGTTGTCGAAAAAATTTTCTAATGTAATGAAAGGTTTAGGAATTTTAAACGTCATATTGATATCGACGCGTGTTTGGTTAAAATCACTAACTTCAACAGACTGAATACGTTCGAACTCTCGAGCTTCTTTCTCGAATTGGATTACTTTTTCCTTCAATAATTTTATTTCCCGGGCAATTTTTGTTTTTACATCGTTTCTTTTTTTCCACACCTGAATGGCATCAATACTGGACAAGCCGTTAATTTGGTTTAAAACAGCAAATATAAATTCTTCTTGGGCACCAGTTGCTGATTTAATATTTTGAACATCTTTATAATACAAAACAAACATTTTTTCGACCTCTTCTCTTTTAATTTCTTCTTGGTTACTGAAAGACCTGTGAAAAAGCTGATTAGGAAAATCCCCAGAAAGATTCAAAAACGGAGCAATAAGATTTATAGCTTGTATTTCAGTAGCAGGATCAGAAATAGAAAATTCTTTAGGAACAAAATTAATAAATTTATTTAATACATCAGGAAAAAATTGTACGCAAACTCTCTCCTTCACAGATTCTAAAGTATCAAAAAGATATGTTTTGAAATTTATTCCATTCACAATCATTATTTTTTCGTACAACAGAAAACATTTTTTGACATAAATGTCAAAAAATAAAACATTGCTTACAATTTAATTTTGAACAGATTTATAACAAATTTTTGAACATATTTATAACAAATTGTTTTTGCTCTGGTGTCTGAGGAGATCCTCTTTTTTTCCAATATTCATTCATAATCAAGCGTCTAGCATGAATTAATCTAGTTGAATGATAATAGTTTGTTTTTTTAAAAGATTCAAGAGGTGTCAAATTATGTAAATAACAAAGAATAGAAGAAACTAATATTCCAGATCGACCATGACCAGCTTTGCAATGAATATAAATTTTTTTATTTTCGTTAATCTTTTTAACAATAGAAATCATAAAATCATAAAAAACCAAATAATTTTGAGGTATTTTATTATCAGGAATTGGAAACCGGATTACTTCCATTTTGGTTTGATAGGGAGTTATGTTCCTTTCTCCAACTTCAGTTAAATCAACAATAATATCTATACCTAACTCTTCCAGTTCTTGTATTTGATTTTGAGTAGGATAGGCACCAAACATACATTGTTCAGGTATAAAGTACGCTGAATAATCTTTTATCGACATTTGTTTATATTTTGTTTTAAAGATTAAAAAGTCAATTCTACAAGGTGCCCAGAATTATAATAAAGATTTAATGTCTTTTGGCCAACTATCTCTGGAGAAAATTTAACAGGAGCATATAAAAAATATGGTAAAAATTCATCTGTGAGACATTTTTCAAAATCTTCATCAAATATACCAGCTGGCGGGTTTTCGTGGGGTTCGACAATAAGTTTTACTAATTTTCCTTTTAAGACAACATCAACCTGATACCTATTTCCGGAAAGACAAGTAACATTATTAAACCATATCTGTCTCAATTGAATATATTTTATAACTAAGAAAGATATAATGATAGCCGAACGACTTTTTACTACACTGTTCATCGTTTCAAATGTTTGAATATTTTGAAGTAATGTCGGCAAGTACTGTTTGAAGAAAATGAAACAGTTAAGTCCCGTAAATACAAGATAAAGTGCAAACGTTAACATTTTTTATTCTTTTTATTCTGTTAACTGAAAATGTCAATACGAAATAATGCTGTATTATTCAATAAAATTCCAATACAATCAGGGGACCCGCCTATTTCTTCAGTTATGCTCTTCGACGGGAACCAATGGGTGTATAGTCTTCATAGAGGTCCTACTGGGCCGACAGGACCCCCTTCTGGTTCAGGCGGGACAACAGGACCCACAGGTGTTGAAGGATCTACCGGACCAACAGGACCCACAGGTGTTGAAGGATCTACCGGACCAACAGGACCTACTGGCGTCGAGGGATCTATTGGACCAACAGGGTCAGCAGGCAGTACAGGGCCAACAGGGCAAAAAGGGTCTGTGGGTGATATTGGACCAACGGGGCCAACAGGGTCTGTGGGCGATATTGGACCAACAGGGTCAGCGGGCAGTACAGGGCCAACAGGGTCTGTGGGTGATATTGGACCAACAGGGTCAGCGGGCAGTACAGGACCAGCGGGCAGTACAGGACCAACGGGACCAACGGGACCAGTAGGACAAACAGGACCAACAGGGTCTGGGGGTGATATTGGACCAACAGGGTCAGCAGGCAATACAGGACCAACAGGGTCAGCAGGCAATACAGGACCAACAGGACCAACGGGACCAGTAGGACCAACAGGACCAACAGGACCAACGGGACCAGTAGGACCAACGGGACCAACAGGTGATATTGGACCAACGGGACCAGTAGGACCAACGGGACCAGTAGGACCAACGGGGTCTGTGGGTGATATTGGACCAACAGGGTCAGCAGGCAGTACAGGTCCATCCGGACCAGCAGGAAGTACGGGCCCAACAGGACCAACGGGAAGCACTGGTTCAACAGGACCAACGGGAAGGACGGGCCCAACAGGACCAACGGGAAGCACGGGCTTAACAGGACCAACAGGACCAGTAGGACCAACAGGACCAACAGGACCAACAGGACCAACAGGCAATATTGGACCAACGGGAACAGTAGGACCAACGGGGACAGTAGGACCAACCGGTGATATTGGACCAACGGGACCAGTAGGACCAACAGGGTCTGTGGGTGATATTGGACCAACAGGGTCAGCAGGCAGTACAGGGCCATCCGGACCAACAGGAAGTACGGGACCAACAGGACCAACGGGAAGCGCTGGTTCAACAGGACCAACGGGAAGTACGGGCCCAACAGGACCAACGGGAAGGACGGGCCCAACAGGACCAATGGGAAGTACGGGCCCAACAGGACCAATGGGAAGTACGGGCCCAACAGGACCAGCGGGAAGGACGGGAAGCACAGGACCTGGTGGATCTGTTGGACCGCCTGGGCTTATTGGACCGACAGGCCCTTCTTGTATGACGTTTAACCTAAAAACTAGCAATTTACTCCTAGAAGGTACAATAAAAAAACCAGATCTGGTAACAAAACAACAAGAAATTCAGCACAGTCTTTCTGGTGACATGTTGTATTTAAAATATTTTTTAAATGTTGAAGATGTTATAGATGAAGGAGATGGTGATTTAGTGTTTTTACTTCCGGATGAATACAGCTTCGACTCTTCTCTTTACACTTTTGTAATAACTCCCGCTGTTACATTTGGTGAAACATATATAAACCCCATTTGCAATATATCCGGGAGTCTATCTAAAACTAAAAATAACATCATTTTTAATAACAGTGACATCATATATTCAGTTATCCCATATATATATAACGAATTTAGAATTCAAATGGCTGATAAATTCATGACTACTAAAGATCTTAAAAAGGATACAGGTGTTTTCTTGACATTTGTCATGTTAGTACCTTTAAGATATAGAATTTGAAATAACAATATGAAGATAATATGAGATATAAAAGATGCGCCCAGAAAGCATATTGCAACAATTTCTAAATGAAGTTAAAACTTCATCCGACCCGGCCCACACACATGTTTCGTTAAGTTCTCCCAGAGGCGCTTATAGCGTTGGTTCAAAAATGAAGACTTTTTGGGAGCTTTATACTGATGTATGGAAATCTGGGTTCCCATTACATTTGGCCGAAAACCCAGGTAAAGAAACACCAATTTTAGTTGACGTGGATCTCCGAGTTAAAAAATCGAGTATTCCCGATAATAACAAGAAAGATAAAAAATTATACTCAGACGAACAGTTGAAAGCTGTAATATCTGCTTACCAGAAAGCAATAAATGATGTAGTGAACGAACCAAGAGTAGACGCATTTACATGCGTTGTTTTAGAAAAAAATCCTTATGAAGTAGAAATATGCGGAGAAAAATATATCAAGAACGGGTTCCACCTCCATTTTCCAAAAATATTTTTAGACAAAAAAGTACAAGAAGTATACATTATCCCCATTGCAAAAAGTCTTATTCGTAATTTGTTTGAAAATTTAGGCGGTTCAGATTTTATTGACGCCAATGTAACAAATGTCCACTGGTTGTTGTATGGATCCAGTAAAAGTACTTCTTCAGAACCATATAAAGCAACTAGGGTTTTCTTAGAAAATGTTCAAGAAACAACATTTGAAAAAGCGTTGCATGATTACGAATGTAATCAATATCATGAAAAACCCATCAAATGTAAAGGTAGAGTTTTGGAAATGTTGCCACGTATTCTTTCAATATTTCTGTATAATCGTGAACGAAATTATTTTTATCACCCCAAACCAAGTGTTGTTACTCCTCTATTGAAAGATTTTCAAAAAGTAAGACAAGCCAGAAAAGAATATGACCAGCTCAGTGTAGACAGTGCATTGGAAGAAGCAACTGTTTTAATAAACATGATAGACCCCAATCGTTCCGATGACAGAGTTGTATGGCTGCATATGGGTTTTTGTTTGTGGCAATTGTCGCAAGGAGATGACGAAGGTTTAACAATGTGGTTGGAATTTTCAGAAAATTCAGATAAATTTAATGAAAGCGAATGCTTTTCAATGTGGAGAAAAATGAGACCCAACAATTATACCATTGGTACTTTGAAATTTTGGGCTAAAAAAGACAATCCTGATGAATATAACAAATTGGTAGCCAGCAAAACCAAAAACCTTGTCGTGTATAACGATAGCCACAATGATTACGCCAAAGCTCTTCATATTGAATATGGAAATGAATTTGTTTGCAGTTCCATCGCAAACAAAGAATGGTACCAGTTTAAAAATCATATTTGGCGCCCTATAGATCACGGCAAAACTCTCCGCGAAAGAATATCTTCACAAGAAGGTATTCTGTTAACACAAATATATGAAGCGATTGAAAAAGAACGAAATGAAACTAAAATTAATGAAACTAAAATTAAAAATTTAAATAAAAAGTTTCAACGATGCAAAAGTGTTCCTTTCAAAAATCAGATTATGATTGAATGTCAAGAAGTTTTTTACAAAGAAAATTTTAACGACTTAGTTAACAAAGATCCCAATCTGGTAGCTTTTGAAAATGGTGTTTATGATTTCACAAACGATGTATTTCGAGACGGACAACCTGAAGATTATTTATCTGTATGTATACCTGTAGAGTATAAAGATTTTGGTTCAGTGGATCATCCTAGAGTAAAAATGATTGATGATTTTTTTCAGAAAATTTTCCCTGATCCCGAAATTCGTGATTACTTCTTAGATGAAGCGTGTCGATGTTTTGTAGGGGGTAACTTTAACAAAGTGGTCTTATTTTGGACAGGCAGCGGAGATAACGGAAAAACAATAACACAAACTTTATTTGAAAAAATGTTAGGTAAACTCGCTATAAAATTCAGTACTACTTTAATAACAGGAAAAAAAGTGCAAGTAGGAGGACCCAACCCAGAAATGTCTAGAGCAAGTAATGGCGTGAGGTGGGCCGTTATGGATGAACCAAACGCCGACGAGGTTATTAATTCAGGTATTTTGAAATGGTTGACAGGCAATGACACTTTTTGGGCCCGAGATCTTTTTCAAAAAGGAAAAGACACAAAAGAAATAACTCCTCTATTTAAGTTGCATATGATTTGTAATAATTTACCATCTATTCAAGGAGCAGATAAAGCAACATGGAATCGTATACGTGTTATTCCGTTTGAAAGTACGTTTGTCCCGGAAAACGAAGCTCCCCAAAACTACGAAGACCAAGTAAAACAAAAATTATTTCCGGTAGACCCAAATTTTGCCGACAAACTTCCAAAAATGACACAACCCCTTGCTTGGTATCTCATTCAGCGATGGAGAACAACCAACAGCAGAAATGGTCATTTTACGATTCCTGAAAAAGTAAAAGTCTGCACAGATAAGTACAGACGCAACAACGACGTATTCCACCAATTTAATCAACAATGTGTCTTTCATAAAGCTGAAAGTGTGTTATCATGCGGGACACTTTACAGCCATTTCAAAGAATGGTTCAAAGAAGAAATACCGAATGGTACAGTACCTACAAGATCCGATGTACGCCATTACTTCAGTTCTCTCTGGGGAGAACCCGTGAAAGGAAGGTATTGGGCAGATAAAACATGCGTTATCCCGGACGACTGTGATAGTGGTGTTGATTCTGTTGATTCTGAACCATCTCGTAAGCATAAAAAATAGCTCTTACACAACACAATTTATTTTTTAAATTGGCTCGGTAAACCAAATTTTTTGAGACAACTGTGTCAAAAAATATATAAAAGATCTATAAAATGTTTAGCTACTCTGCTCTGGTTAATTATGGAAAAGCAACATTACCTTCTGTGGAAGGATGGAACATGTCGTCAAATATCATTAAAGACCCGCCGAAATCTATACACACTAGGAAGGTAGATAAAGTAGGAGAAACATCGTATTTAAATTCAATGATAGACGAAAGCGCAGATAGAACATGCGACTCTATCAATTACTATGCCCGGTCTACTAACCCCATGGTGTCTGTAAATTATGGCCAAGGACAAAAACTTACAAATAACGGTTCAAACGCCTACCTTCCCTATCGTGTTGCGCGCGATGGTGCTTTCCGACCTCCCATTAGACGTCAAGAAGATTTACTTCCTTTGTCAAGGATGCCGAGAATTTGGACTTCGATGCAATCACACCCGTGTAATATAAATTATAGCCAACGCGCAATGAACTGCGGCACAGCAGAAACAACAAAAGAAGTAAAGACTCAATTACTTCGTGCTTCTTGTGAAGCAAATAAAACATTAAACACAGAACCTATAATTCGGGAACCACGTATATCCTCAGCACACATTATCTACGACCCACTTGTTCCTGGAGAAGTGAAAGCCTCTTGCAATCAATCAAATAACGCTTCGTATTTCTACCAAACACAGACACAAAAACCAATTTTATTGGCACCTTCTCGTAACAATGCTTCAGGGTACACAAATCCTTTTTTGATAGCAGATAAACCAAACGAATACATTTTGCATCTAGAACCTAATCGCCCCAACGCAACAGCGTCAACAGTGCCGGTATCAACTACTGGGGGTGGAAGTCTTTCATACCCATTATTTTCTAGATTGCCTGACAGAGCAACCAGGGGGTCTACGGTAAATATTCCATATATTCCAGGCGTAGAAATGGAACATGTATTACCTAAATTACTCAAAGTTCGTTAATTTATAAAATAATTTTAGCGTCATTTTTTATTTTTATGACACATTATGTCATAAAAATGCATTATTCAGACTGGACGATTTTTAATTTTTAATTTTTCTAGCTCTTCTTCTCTGCTTTGTTGCAATTGAAGAGCCATTGAAGTAATTTCTTTTGATTTAATTTCTGTGGCTGTTTGTTTTGGTTGAAAATTTTCTTGTACATTTTCTTGGTGTACATTTTCTTGGTGTACATTTTCTGGTGTATTATTACCAAGACTTGAGACATCTGGAATAAGGTCTTCTGTTTCAGGTGTTTCAGGGAGCTTATTTTCATTGTATCCTAATGTTTCCATTATTTGGCGTATCCATTTGTAAATATATTCATTGCTTAATTTTTGCTTATTTCCGTTATAATATTCGATCAGAATGGTTGGTACATAGTCTATACCATTTTGTTGAATAATATTTTTAATTTCTAAACTATCAATATTAACCATAGTCAGACCAACGACAGTAGGAAAATCGATAGGTAAATTTTTAAAATAATTTATTAAAAATTTTGATGCTGGCGAATATTTAGAGTATAGAAGAACACAACATTTTCTATCCATCTTTTTTATAGATATAATAATTACACGTCTAAGCGTTTAATTTTTTAAACTTTCAATCAAAACAAAAAAGAAAGCATTTCTTTTTTCTGCCGTCGCGTCCGCTAAATTTGTACCGCTGTATTTTTTGGGCATGTTTGAAATAAAAGGAAAGAAAACAGAGCGATGATTAAGTTCAACTGTTAGATTATTCATCCCATAAGGCTGCGTGGCTAATATATCCACGTAGGAAACCACCAAAAGACTATAATACCAGAGAAAAGATTTTGTGTAACCTTCAGATATTTTTTGAATATAAGCTTCAGGTGTGGCAATGTCGTCTGGTCCGGACCATTTCTGGAGGTATTCACCAAAAAACCAATGATTATCTACAACAGACGCCAAAGCATCATAATCTTCAGGCAAAACACCAAACGCTGTTAGAAGAGCTTTTATATCAAAATTTCCCACGATGTTCATATCTTTATCAAGAAGAGGAATCTTTTTTGTTCCTCTTATGTAATCACCCCCTAGTTTAGGATGATTAGGCATAGAAAAATAGACAAGATCGTTTTTTCTTTTCGTGCAACTAGAAGGATCCATTTTTCCAATATCGTGTAATAAAGCCATAACAGCAATATTTTTTTTGGCGTCTCTTGTGGTGGTTATGACTGAGGCGGGAGTATTAATAAGCAATTGTTCAGCAAAAAGAAGTGACCAAATTGAGTGTTCTAGTAAATCACCAGAATGAAACCCTGTATTCTCGCTTTTATAGTAACTCAATTGTTGAAAGAAAGATCGAATAATTTTATCAGCGCTTGTCATATCCGAGTGTTGCCAATCTAAAGGGTCTTGTAAATCTCGTTTTAAATACTGCATAGCATTGCAAAAAGAAAATTCTAAATGAAAATAAACTGTTTTCTTAAGCATCTGATGATTTGAAGCATAACCGGCATACTTATTTTGGGGAAGAACTGAACACATCCAATTTACAAATGGAAGATCAAATTCTCTGAAAGACCTTCTCTTTTTATTTTGAATGAACAAATTACCAAATTGTGTAGGATGATTATTGGTTTGTGCTAAGTCGGAGATATTGTACATTTTCTTGAAATATTGTAAAATGTCGGGTGGTATACCTGGATAGTTCAAAAAACGCCAAATATTGAAGTTGTCATCCAAAACAATAAAGACAGCATCTCTCTTCAATGTATAAACAAAAATACATTTATCTCCGCAATATCCATTTTTATCATTTTGTTTCGAATATAATTGTGCTGTCTTCAAATCACCAAACCATGTTGCAGGAAAATCTTTTTCATACAGAGAAAGAACTTCTTGAATAGAAAAATTACTATTATTTTTAATTATATCAGACGCTTGCGGTTTTGATATTATATCGTTGCGTCTTTCACTATTGTAAAATTTTGCCCCCACTGGAAATTCTACCCCAGCGTTAGCTAAAGCACTGGAACCGTGAAACAATTTCATGCCTTTTGGGAACTTTACTACCTTAAAATCACCGTCAAAGTAGTAAAGACCGCAACTAAAATAATTATAAGGAACAGTTAATCCTTTAATATTTATTGAAGCTGTGTCGCCATGTTTCCAGTCCCAAACAGAGGGGTTAATGTTGTTGCAAGCCATTTTTCTTTGTAAAAAAAATCAAAATATATATCTACATATTTCTAAGTCAGGGATTAGATAAACTTTCGGTGTCTTCTGCGGATTTCGATAAAGCTGAATAGTAGTTGTATACGAACAAAATTTTATCATATGTTTCTTTTTCTAAAAGAGGCTGAGCAACATCTAAAATGGCAAAAACCTCGTAAACAATATCGTTGTTTTTTATCATTTTCATAATGTTTGCAATAATAAGTAATCCATACTTTTTAACCCTTTCTTCAGAATTAAAGTTTTCTGAACAAAATTTGTTCAGAAGATAACTTCTGTTTTTCTTATTAATATTTGCCCACGAGTTCAAAGTCTCTTTGATATCAGAACACATGACGGTATATTCATCTTTTTTCCACAGCTTTTCATCCAATTCTTTGTGTGCTTCAGAAGAATAAACAGAAGGAATTTTAAATTCTCCTTCTGGTGTGATAAGTATCTTATCTTTTAATATCATAAACCCGCCTTGACCAAAAGTAAGTTGATGTAATAATTTTTGTTTTAACGGTTCATTTTGATAATATTTACTACATTCCAAAAAAAAAGGAAAGAATCTCATATTTTTCATTTAGCAGCCTATCTTTATATGGAATTATATGTTGTATATGGTAAATGAAGAAATTGATCTGCTATTTTTCTTTTGTCTTTTAATTTTGAAGAATGACGGCAAGAATAAATGTAGACGATATTAGTCGTGAGGATAAAGATTTTATTCAAGATACATTAGTTGTTGTTACTAATAAAAATAAACAACTTTCCATCTTTGATATTGTGCAAACCAAGACAGAATGTTGGATACATTTACCTTTATTTTTTTCACTTAGGTACTCACCCAAACCTTTTTCGACTGTCCCTAAAGATTGCAGAGGTTTTCTGGGGGAATTAAGACCTGAACAAATTAAAGTTAGAGACGAATGTATAAAACATTTGGAAGTAGACGGTACTTGTATTATGGGTACACAGCCAGGTTTTGGAAAGACAATAACATCAATAGAAATGGTGTGTCGTATTAATGTCAAAACAATGATTTTAGTTAAGCAAACCGTAATTTTGAATCAATGGATTAAAGCGTTTAGTTGCCTCGCTCCTCATCTAAAAGTGCAAAAAATTTCCGGTAATACAGCCATGAATCCAGACGCAGATGTTTATATTTTAAATCCGATACTTATGAAACCAGGATCTGGATCATTGCAGCGAGGACAACTATCTCTTTGTAATACAGTTGAATTTCTTATTCTCGATGAAATGCATCTCATCATAACCGAAATGTTATTAAAATCTTTATATAACATACAACCAAAATATTTGTTGGGCCTTTCTGCTACTCCACGGCGTCCGCAAAACGACCCTTTCAAAAATGTCATCAAATGGTTTTTTGGCCCAAATATAGTAGAAAGAAAACTTTTCCATCCGCATACTGTTCACATTGTAAAAACAAATTATACACCAGAAACTCTCAAATACACACCACAGGGACTTGATTGGAATCATGTATTGAATGAACAAGCAAATAGTTTAGAACGTAATTGCATCATTGTATCCAATGTTCTCAAACATAAAGAAAGAATATGGCTAATTTTAGTCAAACGCGTTTCTCATGCTGAAAATTTAACTAATCTGTTCAAAGAACGCGATATAGAAACTGAGACTTTAGTGGGGACCAAAACTACTTTTAACAAGAAATGTAAAATTTTGATAGGCACAACTTCCAAAATTGGAGTTGGTTTCGATCACGCACCAATCAACGCTCTCTGTATAGCTGCAGACGTTGTTGAATATTTTGAACAATTTCTAGGGAGATGTATGAGAGTAGAAAGCTCTCAAGAAATATCACAACCTATTGTGTTTGATTTTGATGACGACTTTAACATTCTTCACAAGCATTGTTTACATCGTATTAGTGAGTATAAAAAATATGGTGGCATCATCATAAAAAAATAATAATAGTATCAAAAATAATAATTTTAAGACACGACGTGTGTTAAAATGTGATGTATTAAAAATGAATGTTGTAGCAACTTTTGTACCATCTCCTATAAATCCCGCTGGTATATCTGGTACAGTAAGATTTCATCAATGCTCTGAAATATCTATAACAACTGTAGAAATTAACTTAAAAGGATTTAAACCGAATCAAACGCATGCTATTCATATTCATGAATTTGGCGATTTAACTGATGGATGTACTAGTCTTGGAGGACATTTTAACCCGTTTAATAAACAACATGGTTATTATAAAATTCATGGAAACGACAGACACGCTGGTGATTTAATAAATAATATTCTCACGGATGCCCGCGGAAATGTGAATATATATTTTAAAGATCCTTTGCTAAATCTTTTTTCTCAAGCGTTAAACATTATTGGAAGAAGTGTTGTTATCCACGAAAAACCTGACGATTTAGGTATTAGAGGAACATTAGAAAGTAAAACTACGGGGAGCGCCGGGGAAAGAATTGCTTGTTCTGTTATTGGTCTTTCAAAATCGGAACAATGTCCGGGCTAACTTTTTGCTATATTTGGGAAAACTAATTTTGTTAGCGTAGTTGGCACACAAAATAACCAATGGAAAAATAATCCTAATCCTAGCAAAAAAATAAAAATAATTAATGTTGACTTGTGAGTAACTTTAGCACAACCATACGCAACCAAAAATGTTAAGATTAAATCAACAATGGCTATATTAAATAATCTCAACGCATGCGCTCCTTCGTTAGGTTTTCCAAAAAAATTTTTATATTGACACAGTTGCATATTTGTTCATGTCAAGAAAAAGTATCGAAATTATTTTTGGAAATAAAGTTGAAAGAGAAATAAAACAAAATGATAAAAAAAATAAGACTATGCTGGAAATCAAATCGATACAGTTTGGTATTATTTCTGACCAGGATATTATGGATAATTCTGTGTGCGAAATAAACAAACCTTCTCTCATGACTGAAGAAGGAAGTGTTTACGACCCACGGCTAGGTTGCACAGAAAATGGATTATTATGTGAAACATGCGAAGAAGACATTTGGAAGTGTTCTGGCCATTTTGGTCATATTAATCTGAACATACCCATTATTTTGTTTTATAAACAAACAGTTGTTATGCTCAGATTATTTTGTTTCGAGTGCCATCGTTTTCTGTGCACGAAAGATGAGCTGAATTTACAAAATATAAAAGGATATTCCAATATTGTCGACCATGTGAGTAAAATGACAGTTTGTGGGAGATGCGGGTCGCCTCATCCGGAGGTAAGGTTGGACACAACTGACGTCAAAATTGTAACGTCTTTCAAATTAAAAACAAATAAAACGTCGCGGTACATGTCACCGGCAGCTGTTAAATATATTTTTGACAACGTGCCAGAAGAAGATGTAGAAATACTGGGTGTCGACACGAGTTTATTTCACCCCCGAAATTTGGTGTTGACTAAATTTCTTGTTATCCCCACTTGTTGTCGTCCTCGAGTTTTTGCGGCTGAAACCATTAGTGATGATGATTTGAGCATTACTCTTGTTGAAATTATCAAGAACAACAACTTGTTAGGAAAAGGCGTTGATGCTGAGATGCATGAAAAAATATCAGCTGAAATTAAATTTCGCACACTAGCTTATTGTGACAATAGCAAAGGTAAGGCTAGTCATAGCACAAATCATAAACCGTTGGTTGGTATCAAAGAACGTATTACAAAAAAGACAGGTCATATTCGCCAAAATTTAATGGGAAAAAGATGCAACAGAACAGCGCGTTCAGTACTGGGCCCTGAGCCTACTTTGAAAATGAATGAAGTTGGTATTCCTCAAGAAATTGCTTCAATGTTGACGATTCCTGTCATTGTGTCTCCGTTTAATCTAAATGAAATGACAACTTTAGTAAACAAAACAGATAATGCAACAATTATTGTGAAAAAAAATGGAACTAAAATTTCAATACCTATTGCACGAACAAAAAGAGGAACAGTTCTAAAACACGGTGATGTGATTCACAGAGGACAGGAAACGATCACCGTAACAAATTGTAAAATGGAACTAAAAGAAAAAGATGTGATTAAACGCGGCCAACAAATTATCCCTCTAGAATTTCCTCAGCGTAGAAATATTGTTTTAGAATTAGGAGATGTTGTGGAAAGGTGTATGCGGGACGGGGATTTTGTGCTTTTAAACAGACAACCTACTTTACACCGCAATAGTATGCAAGGTATGAAAGTGGTTATTAAGCCCGGGAGAACAATCAGAATGAATCTTTCAATAGTAACTGGTTTTAATGCCGACTTTGATGGGGACGAAGGGAATATTTTTTCTCAAGAAACAATTGAGGCAAGAGCTGAATTAGAATTGTTGTCCAATGCTAAATATAACATTCTTTCAGCTCAATCAAACAAACCAGAAATGGTTATTGTCCAGGATGGGTTGCTGGGAGCATATAAAATGACATCAACTGTTTATTCGATAGATCGAGCTCAATTTATGAATTGTTTAATGAGAATAACGCATTCATATGATTATGAGCAAAGACTTGCAGAAATTCGTGAAATTCGTAAAGAAGAAGGCTATACATCTTGTGCTCTTTTTGGATACATACTCCCTCGTGATTTTCATTATCAATCAGAAGAATTAGAAATAGAGAAAGGCGTTATTATTAAAGGGTATTTTGGCAAAAACAGTCTCAAAGGAGGTAAATACAATATTATTCGTTTACTGGCTTTAGAATATGATACAGACATCACGATGTGTTTCATAGATAATTTACAGTTTTTAACAAATTGCTGGTTTGAAATGTTCCCATTCACTATAGGCATCAACGACTGTCTCATTAACGGGGAAGAGAAACGATACGAAATTCAGAACATCGTGCACAAATACTTTTTGGAGGCGAACAAAATTTCCTTAGCAACAGATCACCTGCATATTAGAGAATCGCGGGTAAATTGCTCGCTTAACAAAGCCAAAGATATCGGTTTGAAAATCGCAAAATCAGTACTGAAACCAGATAACAATTTCAACAGCACTGTTGTTTCTGGCAGCAAAGGGGATTATTTCAATATTGCACAAATTACTGGGCTCTTAGGACAACAAAATCTAGACGGTTTACGTCCTGGGAAAACAATAGACAACAATAAACGCTCATTGGTTCATTACCCACGTGTAATTGTGAACGATCCTGCACGTAGATACAGAAGCAGAGGGTTTGTGGCTTCTTCCTTCATAGAAGGGATGAAGCCCGACGAAATGTTTTTTCACGCAATGACTGGTCGGGACGGAATGATAAAAACAGCCATGGAAACCGCGACATCTGGTTATATCCAACGCTCAATTATAAAAATGAATGAAGATCTTAAAATCGAGTATGACGGAACAGTACGCGATGCTCGCAAAAATATTTATCAATTTGCTTTTGGTAATCACGGGTTTGACCCCAGCCTAGTCACAAGAATAAACGATAACGAGATGGTTCCCGTTCTGTTTCAAAGAATAAGTAGACGGTTTCAAACAAGCACTGATAATGCCTGCGGCGCCACAGACGGCGGTACCTGCGGCGCCACAGACGGCGGTACCTGCGGCGCCACAGATAATATTAGGTGTTTGACATTACCTGAGATAAACAAGATCGTCGAAGAATGCCAATTCAATACAAATTTGCCAAAAGACATTATGAATGATGTACAACATGCTATAGACTCTGTGTTGCGGAAAGAATTAAAGAAAATAAAAATTCTACCTTCACGCTATACAGACTTCAAAGACTATGTAGTTACTAAATATCACACAGCGAGATCGACACCGGGGGAGTGTGTGGGTATTATTGGCGCACAAAGTATCGGCGAACGCCAAACACAAACAACCCTCAACACTTTTCACACAGCTGGCAAATTGCAACAAACGGGAATTACTAGATTGGAAGAAATTCTCAATATGAGTAAAAACCTTAAAGTACACACTTGTATCATATTTTTTAAAGAAAAATATACATCGTCAGAAGCTTTACATGAGGCTATAGGGTCTTCGCTAACAAATGTTTATTTCAAAAATTTATATACAAGTGTAAATACAACGTATACAAAAACAAGTATTATATTGGATTTTGATTTCAACATCCGTGTCATGTTTGCCAATCGTATTAATACATTTGACACCGCAGTTGTTCTCAAATCTGTATTAGAAGATTCTTTTGACATACAATTGGAGATTAAACCTGTAGGTTTGGAAATTTGTTTTGTAAATAATGAATCAGAAAATCAACAAGAAAAAACGGAAGAATATCTCAAAGAATTGGATAAAATTCTGATTTGTGGTATACCGGGCGTCACAGCTTGCCATCTGGACTATAGTAAAACAGAAAAAGAATGGTTCGTGGTTACTGAAGGAAGCAACCTAAAAAAAATGTTAGCACATCCTCTAATCGATGGTAAACGATTGTATTGTAACGACTTCTGGGAAGTTTATGACTGTTTGGGAATTACAGCAGTCCGGAAAATGTTATTGAACGATCTTTCAAAAATTTGTTGCGGTGTAAATGAAGAACATATTCAGTTATTAGTGGATAAAATGACACATAAAGGAAAACCGTGTTCTATTTCCAGATATACTATGAGAACTAACAATTGCGGACCGTTAAGCAAAGCTACATTTGAGGAAAGCGTCGATATATTAATTGCAGCCGCTATGAAAACTGAATTGGAAAACAACTCCGGTATTAGTGCAGCTGTCATTTCAGGAAACCAACCACGAGTAGGCACTGGATTTATGGATCTTGTCATGGATATTGATAAATTAGAAATTATAGAAAAAAATACAGACGACGACGACGTTGTAATAGAAAAAGACGACGACGTTGTAATAGAAAAAGATTGTTTTTCTTCTTTTTCTTCTTCTGACTCTTTTGCTCCGTATATTCCTTCTGACTCTTTTGCTCCGTATATTCCTTCTGACTCTTTTGCTCCGTATATTCCTTCTGACTCTTTTGTTCTATAATGCATACCCAAGTAAATTTTATCTTTATATCTTTAAAAATGTATTTCAAGGAAAATTTCAATCAAGTACAACCAAAACTCGTAAGCACAATTAGACCTCCATTATTACCACAGGGGTTTTCTTCTCCAACAATAGAACCAAAAAAATCTTACATGCCGTATCTTTTGGGAGTCATGGCGTTAGCTCTTATTTTATTCTTTTTACTGAAAAAGTAAATGAACATGTTTTATGACAGGAATGTCATAAAACTTGTTTACTTCATTACCAAGCATGTATAACTGTGTTTTATTTGATGAAATAGAATTTAAAGAGCTTTCATTATATATAAAATGAAAAGATTTCTACCAAAAAAACAAAATAGTGATATTGAATTTGTTTCTTTCGAACAACCACCAACAGCTCCTTTTCTCCCACATTCTATCGAATCACCAATTATACGCGCAAAACTCCCACATTCTGTCGAATCACCAATTATACGTAAACGCGCAAAATTGCTTCAGGACATGATTGATGAAGATGATGATGAGGTTTCTGTTGTGTCAAGACAAAGTAAATCAAAGAAAATAATAAAATTTTTATTTATTTTTGTTTTTTTGGGGGTAACAAGTTTGTTTTTGACACTGAAAACTGTGGATAAAAATGAGATTGGAATTTATGGCAATTGCTCGGTAACACAAGCAGGATATTTCTTTCAAATGCCTTGGGAAGATAAGAAATTGGTAACTTTCCGGGCAAGAGAAAACATTTTGGAAAAAGTTTACATTCTAATCAAATATAAAAAATTATTTACATCATTTTTTATTTCTGTTACTTTTGATATTGTGGATCAAGATATTTTTATTTCTAATATTTGTGTAGAAAGAGAAAAATTAACTACATTGAAAACCGAGGTTAGAGATATTCTTTTTCTGTACATCGAAACTGTGAACGAAACTGTGACAAAAGAAAAATTAAAATCTCAAATAGACGACATCATTTTTGTTGACTTAAATCACAAATACGGTGTAAAGATTGGAACAAAAATGTCTGAAAAAAATCATGAAGATCAAATGTATGAAGAATTAAAATTTCAGGGTAGTTTTGTTACGAGTACCTCAGAAGATACGACTACTTCATCTAGCACGTCAGAAGAAACAACGACTACTTCATCTAGCACGTCAGAAGAAACCACGACTCCTTTATCTACTATGAGTACCACAGAAGCTACGACTCCTTTATCTACTACGAGTACCACAGAAGCTACGACTCCTTTATCTACTACGAGTACCACAGAAGCTACGACTCCTTTATCTACTAC